TGGTTGTTCTCTTCAAAAGCAATCTGTGCTTTGTACTTCTGCGCCAAGTTCATACAAGCCTGGGCAAAGTCATTGACGCTCATCATGTTGCTATTGACAATGGCAACTGGAGCACTTGTCAAACGAGAAAGAACAATGCCTACTGAATAGTCCCCGCCTTCGCCGCCTGCTATGTCTACGCCCATAACGTAGTTGTCTTTCGTTGAATGCGGTGAGATGACTTCAATAGTGTTGTCGTTGATTTTAATCTTTTGAACTTCTTCAAAGTGATCATCGTAAAAGTAATTGTCTGAAGCCATAGCATATGCTTCTTCAATTGAAAGTGGATACTCGCGCTTGAATAAACGCTCGTCTTTTATCTCTGCGATTTTCTTACGACGCCAAGAGATTTGGTTCTTGTCCAAACCAAACTTGTCCATTATGGACTGCTCATCATCAGTGACCACAAACTTATTCTTGCCCCACTGGAGAGTATGTCGGTAAGATGGGAACGATGACCACGGAAGGAACACAACGTGCCAGCCTTCAGGGTTGGTCGCAATCTTGTGAAGCGCATCACCAAAGTGGTTGGCAGTAGATTCTAGTATAAGTTTGCCTTTGTTGACAGAAGCAAGTGTAGAAGCCAACCAGTTCTCAGGGTCATCGTAGAACGCGAACTCCGTAGCGTGAACTGTGTTGAGTGTGTAGCCACGGTCTGAGGCGTCTGACTGGGCGCTCATTGCAATGATGCTGGTGTCCGTGGAGTTGAAGTTGATGCGGTGCCTGTTAATCTGAGAAGGGCGCTTGAGAGGGTCAGGGAGGCTGTTGTAAAACCTCTTGTCGATTCTAAGAATCTCGTTAGCTGAGCCCTGCTTGTTGGACACCACGACAGAGTTAATAGTTCTGTGGCTGGTGTATGCTTCCCAGAAACAGTAAGCACGCACGACAGTGGTAATGCCCATCTGTCGCGCCTTGACTATTGCTACACGGTTGTGCTTGTGGAGAGCCTTGATAACTGTAATCTGTTCTGGCGTCATTACTTCGCCAAACTGAATTAGATTACCTTCCTTGTCCTTAATCCAGAGTCTAGCTATGAATAGAACTGGGTCTGAAAGGATCTCGTCTAGTGAATATCTTTTACTCGTCAGGCTCATCTTCGCTCTCAGCGTGTTCACGAATCTTTGTGTCTACACGCTTAGAGACTGAGATGAGCCATTCGTCAATTGGCGTCTTGCCTTCCTGGTTCTTCGTCATAACACCACGAAGTAGAATGAGAAGCTGAATGAGGTCGCCAATCTTAGCAGTCCTCCAGTCTTCCTTATCAAACTTCTTAATCATCGCTGCGATGATAAGTGCTACTGACTTTTCAAACTCTCCTCTCTTAATGCTACGAATAGCGGACTGTGCATTTCTAGAGAGGTCGGGCTCGCCGTCTTTTCTTGCCATCTGAATACTCCGTTGCTTCTAATCGACACGTTTGAGGAGATTGGCTAATTGCTTCTCCTCTCGGCGCGTGAAGTCGTCGCCTTCTACTACTTTAAAATGTTTGTCAATAAGACCCTTTACACTCGTATCTAGTTCCATAAGTTTGATAAAAGGTCTTGTAACATTAACGTCCCACTTTTCTCGCAAACGCTTTTGCTGAAACCAAGTCTGGTCTAGCCTTGCGATGTAAGTTTCAATCCGATCCTGACTGTATTCTTTGGACATCTGGGTTTTCCTTAATCTTGTTCTGGCATCGAATGAACACTTGTCTAACCTTTTCGTAAGAGCAGTTTAGTTCTTTCGCAACAACGCGAAGAGACTTTGATTCCTCAGCAATACCATAAAAGATCTTCTGCTCTTCCTTTGTCAAGAGGTTGTCAATAATGTCACATAAAACTTCATAACGTGCTCGTGAAAGATTAGTCTCTATTGGATCTGGCGCTTCCATCTTTGGATGGTAGATGCCTGGCTTGAAGGAAATAGTTTTAATCCAGTCATCATAAAGAGGACAAAATTGCACTTCCTCCCAGGTCTTACAAGCGTTTAGTCTGTCTGTATTTGTAGCTCTAGGTATTCTTGTGGTCTGACGACCATAACGTCGTTTCTTCATAGCAGAGGTTCTCCTTATCTCTAAATAGATATTAGCAGAACCAACAGCAAAATTCAACTACTTTTTCTTTACAACCTTCTTCTTCGGCTTTACAGCCTTCATCTTCTTTACTTTGCTCTTCTTACCGTATGCCATCACTTTCTCCTCTTCTTTGGCTTGCGAACTTTCTTTAGGTCAGCAGCGGTTATCTTCTTCCTTGGAGGAGCAACCGCAGCCAACTTCTTTTGCTTCTTGCTGTACTTTGAATAAGGCATCACTTCTTCCTTGTGCTGGGTTTCTTCTTACCAGTGGCAATGTCCTTGTCGGCTTTACGTGCACCACCCTTGCCAGAAACAAATGAGTTGACGCGTGCCATAGCCCACTGGTGAGCCGTCATACCTTTACGAGACCCACCGGACGTGTAAGCACCTAGACCCCTCTTGTAGACTCGCTCAAGCTGCGAGGGAGTGAACTTACTTCCGCTTGCCTTTTTTCGCAGTTTGTCTTTTGTTGACTTGCTTAGTGCCACGTTTACGCTCCTTTGCTTCCATGTTTTCACGAAGCTTTGCTGCTTCTGCTTTCTTACCAGCTTTGTATAATCTTTCTGCTTTGCGCATCAACTTCTCCCGCTGGGAACCAGGGGGTGCGCCATACCTTTTGGGTAAAGGCTTCCGCTTCTTTCTCATTTCTCTGCACCTCGCAGTTTGACGATGGAGTCAATGACTGACTGTCCACCGATGTAGAGTGCTGACAGGATAACCCAATCACCAGACTCAATGCTACCGGCAGCCATAAGAGCAGTAGCAGTTGCCCAAACCAAAAGCTTTCTCGAAACAAGTTTGGATAATCCTTTGTCAATAGCTGCACTCACTTATCCCCCTTTCTTAGAATGGACTGCTTGGTGGGAAGACCAAGCGGTAATAGATGGTTACGTCAACATCGCCAGCAAAGACGAGAGCGATGTTTGCTCCTGCGTCAATAGTAGTTGTCTGTGTGCCGGACACAGCACTACCAACACGAGCAGGTGTGCCGGGGTCGTCAAAGACAACGATGGCAGGCAAGCCAGCAACCGCAGAAGCATCAGCACTGTCGTCTGCTAAAAGCATGCTTGTTTGGTAAGCGTAGGCACTGCTGTGTGTAAAGGCTATCTTAGATGTGCCGGTGTAGGAACCATAGGACAAGCGGCTTTGCGTAGAGTCAAACTTGAAGCCAGCAAACGAACCGTTGGCTGCGGTTGCTCCTCCGTCATAAACGCCGGTAAAAAACATTTCATTTTCAGCATTGGGAACATTAGTTCCAAACTGGAAGTAAAACTCAACACCTACAATGTCTCCGTCACCAGCAACAAGCGTAGCACCAGACGCCGGGTCTTTGAGAGCAAAGCGGTAAAGGCAGCCGTCATCTGGGTTGTCAAGGTTGGAACCTACTGGCGCTGTACCTGTAAACTGAAACTCGTTGCCTGACATAGCCTTGCTTGTTTCCAAGCTGTTAGGGTCAGATGTAGATACAATGTCGTCTGTTGTTAGAAGTCCCCAAACAGAAGTGTCCTGCGAACCATTAGTGGCACGGGGAGGGGCGATGACCCTCCCAACATTAACTTCGGCGACAGGCATTACGTTGCTCCTCGACCAAAGAAGAGACTAGCAGAATCAATGTCCATGGTGTTGCCCGCATCTGCCTTGAAGTGAAGGTAGAGCGTTGTTGCGCCGGACGCAACAAATGGCAACTGAATGGCGTATGCGGCTAGACCATCAGTAGTGGTCGTCTTACCAAGAGCAATTGTAGCCTCGGTGTCTGGGATGACAAGAGCATCACCACCACTATCAGTTGAAATAGCAATGGTAAGCTTTGTTGCTGAGCCAATGGATGACACGTTTACAACAAGATACTCTGGGACAATCTTAACTGAGGAATCGAATAACTGCGGCAAGGCAACAGATGCTGACTTGGCAGTTTGAAAACTGGTCTGAATGTTGCTGGAGCTAGAAACGTCAAAAGAGACAGATCCTAGCTTTGGCGATGTCTGTACTGTTGGCATGTGAAATACTCCTTATTTCATAGATTTCTTGCCCTTACATCTCCACCTCTTACGGCTTAGATTTAATGGGCTATTTGGGTCTTTAGCTGCTTTCTTGTGCTTCTTCTTCTGGGCATAGGAACGGGCGCAGTAGGCATCCCCCTTCTTGGTGCCGGGTTTAACACGAGCCCCCCCGCCCTTGGCACGACCAGCTTGCCCGTAGGAAACCTTCCGGGTTCTGCCGGTCTTGGGGTTCTTAACGGTTTTGACTTTGGCTTTGCCTTTGGCGGGTTTGGGCATGTCATCGACCTCCACCCGGAGCGTCACCACCTTCAGGAATTTTAGGCAAAGGCTGATCAAACTTCTTTTCATACTCACGATCGAAGCGCTCTTGGGCTGCCCGCTCTTCGTCAATTTGACGATAGATTTCGCGCTGGTACGCGTCCTTATCTTCTTGAAGCTTTTCTTCCCGCTCCATCATCTTTTCAAAGTTACTTGGTCGGTTCCTATAATCTTCAATTTCTCTTAGAATACTTTTAAGTTGCGTTTGCAAACGCTCAAACGTCGACATTGGTAGGGGAGAACCTGTTTCATCAAAACCAAGGGCACGATACATTTCGCCTGGAAGTCTTTCTTCTTCCGCTCGGCGTGCAAGCTCACGTCGAAGAGCGTCTGGATCTTGACTTGCAAATTCAAAAGACTTTAAGCGCTCAAGCTGGTCTTCTGCCATTTCCTCTTCAAAGTATTCCATTGCTTCGTCAGCAAGGTCCATGGGAATTTCACCGTCTAAAGCGGCTTCCTGAATTTTCTGGTAATCAAACGGAATGTCTTTCTGTTCTAAGACTTTTCGTATACTTTCTTCTCTACTAGCCATCGTCTTTCTCCTTTGCGAATCTGAGTATGGTTTCTACATTGTCGAGCTTGATACGAACCTCATCTAGTTTTTCATCAATGCGTTCAAGCCTTGAGTCAACTGAGATGGACTGTTCGCGCAAGACACGAATCTGCTCTGCGTTTTTGTCAATGTCGGAAGCGTTTGCTTCCAATATCTCCAGTCTGTGACCGGTCGAATAGTAAAAGCCTGTGAGCGTAACCATTACAGTTCCGACGGCTATCACTTCTTTAATTGGTACTTTTGAAAGATCCATGCGAGTTTCCCTCATTCTAATAAAAGATTTGTCTATCGTAGTTCTTGCTGGACTGCCCTGCGCAAAGTCTCGCGTCTCTGAGCCTCGTCCTGCATCTGCTCCATTGCTCCAACACCTGTTGCCACAGGGATGTCCCACCAAGGCTTGCCAATGCCGTAGCGTGTTGGGTCACCTTCTAACTGCGGAACTAGAATCTCTGACCACTCACGGACAGGTCTGTCAAGTCCTGCTACAAGAAGTGTGTTGCGGAATAGCAAGAAGTTCATTCTTGCAACCTTATCGTCTCTGTTGATTTGCCACTCAAAGCCTGCGTGTGTTGGCTTGCCTCTGCGTGGTGCTCTTGCTACAACGTTGAAGAAGGTTTTGAATGTTTCCCAGTTTCCAGTTGCAACAAGGAAGTTAATGTAGCCTGGGTTGATGTAAGTCCCAGCTTCACTAATCTCTCCAAATGCAACTTCGTATCCGGCAGCCGTAAGGGGCGTTCTCAGAACGGGGTCTGTCTCACCGAGTGCTGCCATGCCTGCGCCTGCTACGGCTCCTGTAAGGCTACTCTCGCCCGCCGCAAGGGCAGCGAAGTAAGCCGAGACAGACACGAGGTCATCCATCGCGTCAATCATAGGAACGTCTGGTCCGTAGATTGCATAACGAAGTCTGGTGTCTTCGTCTTCGTAAATGCCCATCATCACCTTAGACGTTTTGTACTTCGTCATAAATGGTGTGTAGCTTTCTTCCTCATCATCAGGTAAGCCACGAACTAACTTGTATTGCTGCGCTAGTCTGGTTGGGTTGTTGACGATGTTTGAAAGCAAAGTCCTAAATGACTGAGCACGGAAAGAGTAGATCCAGATGCCCTTCATGATAACGTCGCGTTCAAACTTGGTTAGATTGTTGTAGTCGAAAAGAGCCTCCCGCGCTAGTTTAATGGCTTGTGCCTCTGTATCACCACGGCGAAGGGAGTTGAGAAGCACGTTAACACGGAAGTAGTTGTCAGTAGCAGAGGCTAGTTCGCCCCAAACAGTTCTGCCTGTTGCTCCCACTGCTGCAAGAGACTTGTCGTAAATCTGTCTAAGGAAGTTGATAACCGGTTCTGTTCTACCAAACTCACCAAAGTTCTCACCTGTCCAGCGAACAAAGTCCTCAAAGATTTGGTTAGGAATCTCTGCTCTGACCCTGGAGATAGCAACGTTGTTTTGCTGAACTATGTCAGCAATTTCGCCAACGTTGTATGTCTTGCCTGTTGGAGTTTCAACAATCTTTCTTGTCGCATCGCCCACAGGAATGACGCCTCCAAACTCAGCGGAGTAAAGTTGCTTGAGCACAGCGATGGAGCCCCTCGGCATTATAGACTTCTGAGCAGACCGAAAACCTAGTGTTGATAATATAATATTCGGAGCAGACAGTGCGTTAACGATGTGGTACTTTGGATTCAAAACCAAGTTGCCTGCTAGGATGCCGCCCTTTGTAATGTTGCGCACATAGCCAAACAGATTGTAAAGTTCTGAGGCTGTAAAGTTTGCAATGCGACGAGCCAAGCGTGCGTAGCCAGGTGAAGCATCGGAAGCGACAGAAAGAGCTTTCTTGTGCTTAAGCAGTTGTTCCTTAAAGACTTCAATGTCTCCTTCCCTTAGCGGAGTTGTAACAACGCCTAAGTCAAAACCATCGACAGGTATCCAACGCTGATTGATTGTGTTGTACCTACGCACTAGGCTACTGTCATCCAAGACACCTAGCAAGTCTGAGCGGACAGCGTTCGGTGTGTCAAACACATAGAGCGGTAGATCCTCTACTGCCTGGATAAATGATGTAGCGTTTTCTTGAACTGCTGGGTTGGACTCTATCTTTCTGCTAAGTGCTTCCATGTAGTCCATGACACGTTCAGGTGGCAGGTTACGACTGACACTGTTGACATAGGTTTCTTGGAAGATTTCATTGACAAAAGCGTTATTGTAAAGCCTTGTTGCAAAAACAGAAGCCATGAAGTCTGCTGCTTTCTCTGTTGAAGTTAAGTCAAGTTCGTCAATCAACCGTTGTGGAAGACCGTCAATTGCTTCTAATCCTGCTGCTGGGATTGCATATCGACCTAGTACAAGTTCTTCTAGAAGTTCTGCGTCTTCCATAAACAGACCCATAAGTCGATCGTAAACCCTATGCGGGTCAGTGCCCTGGGCAACAAGAATCCTGTCTTCAAACGCTGCCTTAAGAACATCAAGAGATTCTGTTTTTTCGACAATTGTTTGCATATAGATGTCGTAGATCGGATCCATTGCTTGCAGCACTTCAACACTATTGGCGCTGACCCCTCTGGCAAGTAACTCTTTTTCAACGTCAATCGTTCTTGGGTACGTGTTTACCAAGATAGTTTCCCAGTTTTTAAGCAAGTCTGGTGATGGATTTTCAAAAATCTCTGGATGAAGACGAACAATGTCGTTTGAGAAGTCGTCAACAATCTTTGTGCGTTTACCAGACACCAACAGGTTAGCGACATTACTGCCTGTTTTATCAGGGTCAAAGCGGAAAACCGGCATGTCAATTGGGCGAACATCTGGGAATAATGAAATGACACCTGAGTCGATCGTTTCCAAAGACTTGCCTGTGAGAAGAACCGGGATGCCGGAAATAAACTCAAAGTATTCTGGACTGAATCTGTCAAAGGTTTTGGCAGCCGCAATCAAGTCAGCAAGCACACCATCACCAGAACTTATCAACGAGTCAATCATTGCGTTAATTCTAGGCTGGTTTGTATTGATAAACTGGTTTAGACCATAGCGTGTTCCCAACACAGTGCCAACGTCATCGGAAGCTCCAAAGCCAGCTTTGATAAATTCTATTGTGTGCTGCTCTGGACTTTTGAAGATGCGAGAGTGTAGGATGCCGTAGGCTTCAATCGCAGCGTTTTCCGCTCTTACATCTGGCAAACCTTCGTCTGCAAGGAAGCGGCGAGCCGGTAGGCTTTCCGGCATTTCGGTTGCTCTGATGCGTCCGTACTCTGTTCTCAACTCCTCGCCAATGTTGCCTAGCCTATCCAAAAGCTTTCCAAACGTAGCACGGTAGACTGGTGGCTTGGCAATGCCAGGAACCTTGAAGTATTTGTTGAAGGGATACTTGTCTAGCTGAAAACCTTCAGGCGCAATGTAGTTCTTTGTGGCAGACATGATCTTCGTAAATGAAGAAGTCTTTAGTTGTTCCGGTGTTACGATGTCATTAATGCGTTCAATGTTTCTAACAGCACGAATGCGTTGTGCTCTGGTTGCCGGGACTTTGCCAATCTCTTCCGCCTTGACGGGCACTGCTTGCTGCTTTGCAACCTCAGCAGAACGAGCATACAAGCGCTCTAACTCTGCGGCTGTAAGAACTCTGGCGGGAGCACGAGCCTCTGCCTCAAGCTCAACCATTCTATCAATGACAAGGCGCCTTGCTTTATTGATTTCCGCCAAAGGGGCATCTTCTCTAGAAGCAATATCCATGGCAGCAAAAGCCGGCTCCGTACCAAGGTTCTCCCTTGGAATGCCTCGTGCTTCAAACATTCGTCCAACAGCATCTACGTTGAAGTCGTCAAGTGCTTGGAAAAGTTCTGTGTTTTCCTTGAAACTAGCAAGGATGGGACGAACAAGATCATTAGGCACAGCAAGCTTTGGCGTGAGCATTGTGTAATCTGCTGGAACTAGAGACTTACCTTGCTCAATGTTTTCTTTCAACGCTCGCCTGGCTAAGCGCTCAGCAAGTGAGGCGGTTAGAACCTCAATCGCATCAGCGGCATCGGATGGCAAACCTGCTTCATCTGGAATAACAAGTCTGTTGTTTTGATCAAACCTTGGCTCTTCACCAATCCTTTTAACTGCCTGTCTAATGTAGCCAATGTAGCTCTTGTCTGCTGCTGTTACTGTTTCACCAATTCTGGCTAGTGTTCTGTCTGCTTGTTTTGCTGCCTCTGAAACATCTAGTTTGTCAAGTTCACTGACTGGCTGGTCAGATTTGATAATGGCTTCTGCTTCTTCACCATACTTTCCAATAGCCGCTGCTTCCTCAGCGATGTCAAGCCTTACGTCTGCTGGTTGTAGTCCTACCTCCTCGGCAGCCTCTACGCGGTCTAGGACACGAGCAGCGCCTGAAGTCTTACCTGCCCTAGCCTTTGATGCTGCCCTCGCTGCACGGGCACTTCTGAAAGCCTTAGCGGCACCCTTGCCTGCGGCTCCTAAATAAAAGTCTAGTGGTAGAACAAAGCCTGCTCCAAGCCCTAGCCACCAAGCAGCATCTGCTACTGAGTCCGCAGTATCTTTACTTAGACCAAGACCTTCAAGCGTGTCGCCTGTAACATCAGATGCTAACTGCTCAAGTCCACGAGCCTCCTGAATGTTCTGTGCCCACCTGTCTGTAAAGTCTTTGTTGCCTACACGCTCCCCACCAAAGAGTTCGCCTATCTCCTGACCTGCTGCTGTGACACCTGCTTCGATCGTAAGAAGGTCGCGTAGAATCGTACCAACCAAACGCTCCTGAACCTCTGGACCTTCTGGCGTAGGAACCTCAGCACCAAGCAATTCTGTTCCTAGAATCTCAGCGCCTGTCTTGAAACGTGCCGTAACACCCTCGTCTTCAACGATGTACTGTCCACGAGAACCATACTTCTCTTTCATCGCCTCGACAAAGTTCTGATAAGTCTCAGGCGATGTAAGGTCTAGACCACCGGGGTCAGGCTCCCTGCCTTCCTCAACGGCTGTGTAGTATTCAGAAAAGATCTTTGGTAAGACCTCATCTTCAAACTGTCGCTCTGCTCTCTGGACTTCTCCCGGTGTAAGCACACGCTTTGGAAGAAGGGCACGAGCAGGCTGCTCAAGCGGACCTAGATAAGTTAGCGCTGACTCAATGAACTCCGGAGCTTGTAGCTGACGCTCACCTGTAATGGTGCGTGGTGCCTCGGCAATAGCCTGACGCTCTGTAATAATCTCTTGGATGCGAGGAATGTCTTCGGACTTTGTAGGGTCAAGACGTTCTATGTCAATCTGCTTTTTGACAGACTCGTCAACAAGACCAAAGATTTCCTGCTCTAATGGTAAGAATGTTTCCTGCTCCGCAAAGGTAGGAACAGCAAGTTCTTGAGGCTTAGCCATCTATCAGTCTCCGTGGATCTTAGCGTATGTTGTAGCCGATGTTTTTGCTGACGGGTTGTTGCTGAGAGATCCGAGAATCTGCTCAACGTTCTCCTGTGTAAAGGCTCCCTTAGATGTTTTACCTAAATCTGCCAAAGCTCTCTTAACACTATCTGGCAAATCAAATGGGTCTGTTTGCTCGTAAGCTTGGATGCGAGCTTGGAGAATGTCATCATTTGTAATTCGCTCATTTGAGCCAAAGATGCCATCTGTTATGGCACCTGTAATAGCGTCTCCTTGAGCCAAGCCTGATGCAAAAGCGGTTATTTGGGTGCGGGGATCATTTGGAAAAGCCGTGTTTAGTACCTGCATTTCTGGCATTACTGGTAAAGCAGCTTGGGTTGCTGGAGCTTCACGTGGAAAACCAACGCCTCCTTGCATTGCCCTAGTGCGAGAGAGTTGTCTACCCACGTTCGGGTCGTAGGGCGCCGGCGCTCGGCTAGTTAATGGCGCAGCTATATCTGTGCTAAGACCGGGTGGCTTTCCAAGAGAAGTTGGAATTTGTGCGCCACCTAGGTCTCGTCGAGCAGGGGCGTCTACTAGTCGATCAATTGCTGATGGCATTGCTGTCTGAGCCATTGGAGAAGTCTGCTGTGGTGCCATCTTCGCAATAGCCACCGACTGTGCCTTGCTCATTTGATTAGCCGCAGCAGCAACCTGAGCCGCAGCAGCTTGACCAGCACCGAGTGATTCCACTAGTGCAGGAAGAGTTCGCACTTCTTCGTTGGTAGCAGCATTGACAAGTTGGTCGCCCTCAACCCTCACTGTGCCTCCACTTGCATCAGCAATTGCTTGCCTGTCCGCCGCCTCCAAGGCTTCGATGTTCTGCGTGTCTTCTGTTGCACCAACCTCCCTGACTGCCTGCTTAAGCTCTGGACCACCACGCTCTAGGCGTTGCTTGTTTGCCTGACGAGCACCGGGATCACGGACACCACCACCTCTGAATAGGTTATTGTAGATTGAACGTGCCTCTTGGTAAAGCGCTTCGTAACCACGCTGCCTTCTTGCTGGGTCAAGGGCTCTACCCAATTCACCACGCTTCTTGTCTAGACCACGCTCTGCTCTTGTAATCTGGTAAAGTTCGTATGGGTACTGACCCTCGGATAGAAGTGCAACCTCAGAAGGCTCACGCTGGAGAACCATGTTGTAAAGTCTTTGTGCTTCTTCGTCACCTGCCTGTAACTTCGCTAGGAATTCTGCCTCTGTTAGACCTTCACCACCAAGACGAGGCTGAAGGTTTTCGTCAAGGTTCTGTGGAAGGTATCGGCTAAAGTAAGCAGCACGAGCAAACTTTCTAGCATCTGGCGAATCAACGTAAGCCTGACCTCCAAAGATTTCCTTTAGTGATTCTTCGGACATACCAAGAGCAATGGCTCTGGCAGTTGTCTCCATACCAGCGCCACCGGGGCGGAGAGGGCTAATAACTTCTTTCTGGAACTGTTCGTTAACACGGTCTCTAGCCTGTTCTGGTGTTTCAGCGGTATCAATGTTAAGTTGTGCAAGAACCTTGTCACCAGCACCAGCAACGTTTGTTCCAGCAATCTTGCCACGCTGATCCGCAACATCCTGTAAGTGCTGCTTGAGACCTTGGTTAAACTGAGCGTAAGCAACGGAGTCACCACCAAGCTGATCGTGTGCGTTCTTTAAATGCTCGTTGTAGTATCTGACTACCGAGTCAACGATCTCCTGCTCTGTGGCACCTGGGGAGATAACCTCCATAGCGAAGGCTTCTTGAGCCTTTGGGGCGTTAACCGCTCTGTTGAACTGTGACTGACCCTGTGCCTCTTCGTCAGCGAGTTCGGACTGGAATGTTCTTTCAAGGTTTGCCTTGGCGACATTGACATCTGTGATGCCCCTGGCTGTAACCTCTTTGAGGTCGCTTTTAATCTTCTCAAGCTCAACAATAAGTTCCTTGTCAGCTAGAAGACCAGACTGACGGAGACGAGACAGCGCAAGCCTACGCTCTTTGAGAGCAGACTGCTGACGCTGAATGTCTTCAATCAATGCAGTAGATGCACCGGGAGTAATAGACTCCTGGGAGACAAGATATTTTAGAATGTTATTGAACTGCTGCTGCTTGAAATTGTAGTGGTTTGCTAGATTGGCAGCAAGGTATTGAGCATTGGTTGCCATTGATTATCTCCTAATCTTCATAATATTCTGGTAGGTCATAGCGAGGGTTCATTGTGTCTGTTGGTCTGAATACTCCTAATCTTGCGGCTTCTGCTGCGTCAAACTGAAAGGTTGGTTGTGACCCTAGAGCAGCAAGCGCTCTTAGATCTGCCTGCGGGTCAAAGGCTGCCGTTGTGGGAGGCGGAGGTGCCCCTGTGGGCGCTCCTGCTGGTGCTTGGGTGGTCATACCTAGCGAGCCCATCTGAAGCCCTGCTGAGGTCGCTAGACCTCCTATGTCACCTGCAAGCTGAGCGGCTGCTTGTTTCCTACGCAACTGATCCTGGGACACCTGAGCTTCCAAACGAGCAAGTTCTTGTAAGTCCATCTGACGTGCTTGGATTTCTGCCTGACGAAGTTCACGCTCTACCTGTGAGCGCTGCTCTCTGATGGCTTCCTCGGAGGCTAGTTGCTGCTGGATTAGAGCACCACCTGAGATACCTTGTAGGGCAGCAAGCTCTCCTTGGCGGGCAATGGCTTCACGCTCTGCACCTGCTACGATGCCTTGACCAATGCTGGCAAGCTCAGCCGCTTCCTGTGGAGTGAGTCCAAACTTACCTGCTGCGTAGTCTTCACGCATCTTATCAAGACGTGCTGCTCTTTCTTTTTCAGATCTTGTTGGTAGAGCGTTAGCAACACCAGACCCAATAGCTGACGCTAGACCTGCTCCTGCTAAAATTGCTCCTGCTAAAACTAAGGGCACTGGCATGTTTCTAGTCTCCTCTAATAAATGTTTTGTCTATGTGCAGTTCTGCTAGATAAAAAGATGTAACTATTTTTGCACTGAACCTCTCTGGCTGACCAGTATTATAGTATAAGCCAATCAACTTCCCATTCCTTTATTGAACCACTCAACCTGAAACTCAGTTCTTCCTTGAAGGCTCATGTGAATTGGATAAAGATCCCATGGAGTTTGAGGATCATACTCATTACCTGGACCGTCTTCAAATAACAAACATCCCACAACAAAGAAACTATGCTCACCAAACTGGTCTGTGCTGGTAATTCTAAGTTTACCCATCATGTGATTATCTCTGAACAAAAGATGATGCTGAGTGGGAATTAAATTTCCTTTTCTAAAACCGACTCCATTGTAACCAACACCCAGCAAGTCAACGACACCATCTGGGTCTTTGTGAAGTAGAAATAGTTTACCAAAACGGTAAGGGTCAACAGCAGAGGGGCTTAGTCCTGCGGCAAACCCGTTTTGATAGTTACTTCCAACCTGACTTTGAGTAAGAGCATTGTTTAACATGTTATTGAAAATAGTCTTGACTCTAACATAAACATCACAGAGTGAATCAATTCTTACAGTCACACCGCAGTCTGGAACTGGAATCATTTTAGAATATTGATCAAGTGCGTCATTGAATCTATGAAGGATAGTATTCAATCCTCCATTCTCAGGCTTACCTGATGGTGGTGCTAACTGATAAGAGTTGTTTCCTTTAGACCCAGCATTTAAAACTGAGACATACTCAACAGCAACCAAGTTAGCAACTTCTTTGGTAAAGTAATGAACACCTCCAGACTCACCTCTCCACTCAAGTTCTCTTCCTGAAATCTGATCTAGTTCAGGTCTAACAACATGAGCTTTAGTTATCTGTCCAGCACTAATGTCATCGTTATCTAGATTACCACCGTTCAGTTCACTTCGGTAAGCATCAACTCTGTCTTCAATAATTGTCTGGGTTATAGTTGTTCCAGATGAAATAGTTCCGGGTGAGTAAGGCATTAGGCTACGCTCCTTCTTAAGACATGGGCAAAGACAGTTGAACCTGCTTGAACTCTAATTGCAGGACTAGCTACAACACCTGTTTGACTTCCAGTTCCGCCAGTAGGGTCAGCAAGAATTTTAAATTGTAATGCCGTCTCAGTTCCTAAAACGATGTAATGCATTGCCATATGAAAGGTTTGATAAGTTCCAATGCCAACATTTAGTGGACCTGTGTAAACAGTCTCACCAGAAGAGAAAGAAACATTGGCGCCAGTTGTGGTTGTTCCCCAGCGACACCAAGGACTTACTCTAAAACTGCATGACCTACTTCCAGCTACTGGATTAAAGCCTGCTCCGTTGACATTTTCTTCCCAAGACAGTTCGGCATAGTAGTCAGCGTGCTTGTCTGTTCCAGCATTGATGCTTGGTGTTTCTAAGGTTGTTGATGCAAAACCACCACTAGTATAATCCGTTGACCCATACTGAATGCAACTCATCTGTCCAACGAATTCAACAACAATAATGTCTCCTAGCTGGAGAGCATCACAGGTTGGAGAATCGACAAGAATAGTCAAGTCATTACCAAGACTACTTTCAATATACGCGCCACTTATGGCTTGACGAACATAGTCAGTTGTTACCTGATCCGCTCCAAGGCTAATGTAGTAAGGGTTGCCTGCTCCCTCTCCAGGCGTAAGAGTGAAGCCATCAATCTTGTTGCTGAAAGTTTCTAGACCAAAACCTTCGTTAGCAAACTGATCGCGGGCAATAGAAGTTACAGTTCCTTCCAGTCCGTTAGTTTTGTAAGTGTTGTTGAAGTCATCTGACTTAATCTCAGCGCCTTCAACAAATGGTGTAAAAGTCTTTAGAGCCATTAGCGAATCCTCGTAACAAAGTGGTAAAGATACTTGCCAATTCTAATTCTCTCAGTCTCACCATTCAGCAACGTACCTGAGTGCACAGAGCAGTAAAGATCAACTCTTAGGTTGCCACCTGGGTTGTAGAAGTAGAAGGGGATGGACACTGTGCCGTGGTTTGCTTTGAACACTGCGTCAGTCTCGCCTACCTTAGCTCCGTTGACATAGATAGAAAAAGCAGTTCTTGGAAGGTTGTTTTTAATTCCGGCAGTATTTTCATAATCAATGAACGTTCCCTCTTCGTTAAAGCCAATAGAGCCAACCTGAAACTGAATTTGTAAAAGACCAGAAGCCATGCCTTGCTGTTCGTTAGTGTGGTTGTTTGAATCAAACTTGTAAGGCGCCCAGCCTGTGTTGTTGGTAGTAAAGCCTCCTCCAGTTGCATTTGTGAAACGATGAAAGGAAACACCCTGGAAGTCCTTTGCTTCTAGACCCTCGGTGGCTGAACCAGCAGGGAAGTTGTGTCTGTCAAGAGCACCGTTGGCAGTCTCGAAACAAATCTGCGTGTTCTCGTTGAGAGGGTTGGCTTGAATGTCGTTGGTGTCAACAACAGTGTTTGTAGAAGGATATAGTTTCATGAGAGTCCTAAGATAGTTTGCATTGCACTATGGTTGGTGTCCGAGTCTCCAGCCGCGAAGTTAAGTTGCTTGATTCCAGCAGGCGTTTCAAAGTTTATTTGGAAACCAATAATGGCTACTGGCTGACTACCAGAGAAGCGAAGCTTCCACCAGCGAGCACCACCTGACCCTACCTCGCCCTTGGATGTACGACCTGGACCATCTACAAGCTGAAGTGAACCAAATGGGTTTGAGATGCGAGTGCCGTTTATTTCCCTTGCAGAGTAACGGTTTACGTCGATGTTTGTGACCTTTGCACCAAAGCCTTGATCTGTCTTAGCAGTGCCATAAACGCCAGCCGTTGTTTGCTCAGAGTTGTAAGTTATAAAGTTTGTGTCAAGTGCTACCGTCTCTGTGTTATAATCAAGCGGCTTCCAATCGACACCAACTCTCATGCTCCCCCCGCCAGAGACGTTCTTGTATGTAAAGAGAGTAATGTCGAGCACACGCTTGATAATGTTTTGATCTGCAAAGTCTAGCCAGTTTGTTTCCCAAACATAGTCAGGTGAGCCTGTTGTGCGAAGACGGTTCTGTGATAGACCTTCCTTGTAACCAACACCAAGTGTTCCACACCAAGTCATGATGCCACCGTTTTGAGTTGACTCGTCAACACCATCAATAACTGGGAGGTTGGTTAGACCTGAGTTAGAACCAAAGGCAACCCAACGCTCGGGCAGGTAAGTAAAGCAGCCGACTGGAATATTTGTTCTTCTCGACCAAGACTTGATAGGAACGTGGTAGCAGAAGCCTTCCGTTGCAAAACGACCACCATTGACCGGGCAGTGTGCCCAGTATTCCTTGTCTCTGTCCGAGTAGATTGCGACTACACGACCAAGGGAGTTAGCAGAAATAGATTCTGTAAGTTCATCAATCTCTGCTCCCAGTTGGACAACGCCAGCCTGTCCAGCGTAACGTGAATCACTGGATGCCCCTGAGAGGGCGTAGAACTTCTTGTCGTGCCCTAGAAAGACCAACCCGACTCCTGGGACGGCTTGAATGCTGTGAGGGCTGAGAGAGCCTATTCCGCCCACGAGAGGTTCAATTCTAAATGGAAGCTCTAGGTTGTTGGTTGGGACAAGGACATCAATGGCACGCTCACGGAAAACATAACAAACATTGTCCGTTGCATAGAGAGCAGTAATAGCACCACCGTCTGTCGATCCCAAGTCGAAGAAGTTGAATGCCGGGAACTGCTCTGGGAAGTTGCCTTTGCTGAAGTAAAGGATGCTGCTGTTCTCAGAGGAGCCGGCAAGGATCAAGTGGTTCTTAAATGCAGCACCGTAAGTAAGACCGGGTGGGATAGGCGCTGAATCTGAAACAGAAGGAGCAACAGAACCAAGACCAGAATCAGGCATCATGTCAAAGAAGACTGTGCTTGTGTTGTCGTTTAGATCTACACAGAAATATAACTCCTGTCCAGCACCGGGACGAAGCTGTCTGGCTCCCTGCTCGCCACCAATTTTAATTCCGTTTGTGCCCCCACGCTGGTTTTTGGTTCGGTAGATGCGGCGCTTCATTGTGCCTGGAGGACCGAGAGGAATGTAGTCGATGCTGAGACCGTGCTTGTATTCGGAATAGTTTAAGTTTCTTACCTGACCAGTGGCGCGATAGTGCCAAGCAACCTGAGACGAAACTGGAGAGATAGGTGACTCTGCACCAGTGTCGGTAATAAATGAGTAGGCATACTGAAAGCAGTTGTGAGTTTGGATAGGGTATTCGTCAACCGTGTTGTTAGCAGTAAGTGTAACCGTCTCTGGTGAAAGACCCATACCCAAGTTGCCAGCGCTGTCAAAGAAGTTGATGCCTGCTTTTCCAAAACGCTGACGAAGTTGAAGGTCGCCGTTTGTTTGCGTGCCCAAGTTATCGTCAAATGTGCCAGGCGTCTCGACTGGTGTTGGCGCCTCTGGTGTGCTGTGAAAGAATGCTGTGCGAATGCGACGACCACCGCTGTAAAGAAGGGGAGGGTCTTCGCCGTTGATGATAAAAAGATTTTTTCCAATCTTGATGTAAGAGGTTCCTGGGTCATTACCGCGAGGAACTGCTCTGTTTGTAGCAAGTGTGTAGACGCTCTGACCGATAATAACTTTGAGAGTTAGCGACTCAGCATTCCCTGACAACTCTTCAAACAGAAGGCACTGCGTTGAAGATCTGTGACGCTGGTAGGAGTAGATAGAATAGATGTTGCCTGTGCTTGGCTCGCCTGACGGAACAGCGTCTACGTCTGGATTGTACCAAGAACGAAAGCTACGATCATTCTTCCAACACATACGATGCTCGTCGTAGCGCATGTTCTCTATGTTCTCAGCGGCAGTAGCGTAAGGGCGCTTGTCAATGCCGCCAAGAAATTTAATGTTCATATCAGCCATGACTTACCCTCTGTATATGAGTGTCCTGTTCGGATAGAGCCTACTAAACTTTCCAGCGCCCCAGGACATGCTCTGAGCCCTTTGAAGAACAATGTCCCTGTCTCCACCGTAGCGAGCATCAAGAGCCCTCACACGGTCGTTGTAGCGCTTCTCAGCAGCACGACTGGCATTAAGGTTGTCGTACTTCGCGTAGATGTCAATGAGTGCCTTGTCAATGATTAGGTGATGAAACTCTGAAGGAAGGTGAGGAAC